TTATGGCAATCGTGGGTAAATACCCGGCCCGATAGGCAGCCCCACCAGATACCAGCCCACCAGCAACAGTAGCCAGACGGCCAGGAATATTAACGGATAAGGCAAGACCAGCGAATAGTAGGTTCCCAGTTTAGCCTCGGGCCGGTAGCGCTGTAAGAAGCCGAGAAACAGCGGCACAAACGGCGATACCGGCGCCAGCGGCAGCACCGATGAATCGGCGATACGGAACAGAATCTGCGCAAATGCCGGGTGAAAGCCCAGCAGCATAAACATCGGCACGAAAATCGGCGCCAGGATCGACCAGATTGCCGAGCCGCTGGCGATAAACATGCACAAAAATGCGGATAGCAGCGCCAGGCCGACAAACGCCGGTACGCCGTTCATTCCCGCGCTTTCCAGCAGATCCGTCAAGCCGACGGCCATAAATTTCCCCATGTTGCTCCAGTTAAACATGGTGTGAATAAGCAATTAAAACAATTAGTTGTTTTATTATGGGGGTCTTTAGGGGTGCTGAGTGATGCAAAAATAAAGCCGGATGCTACACAATTGGCGGCATCCGGAGTAACGGTTACTTTGTCACTGATTACCGCATTTCATCTGTTCCAACAGGTCGCGGCCTTTCTTCAGCTGCGCATCGATATGGTTAGCAAGGTCCTGAATGTGGATCATGCGAGGGGCCTTTTGGCTCTCTGCTGCGCGGAAGGTTGGGATAGGGAGATCACCCATAGCAGCGCGTTTTTCAGCTGTTGCCGACTTCAGCCCAAAATATTTTTCGCACACCTGGCTGAGTGGTACGGTGGCAGACCCGTACTCAGCCATCAACAAAAACATCGTATTCATCTTCACCTCACACCACATCCAGGCCACGACAGTGGCACCATACTTCATACATCCGCTTAACCACTTCCCGGCAGTAGTAGCCGTGAGCGTCTCGCGTCAGATCGTACCGGCCGCCGTAGCGCAGCCGTACCCATATCTCAAATTCACGGTTCAATGTTTTGCGCCTCCATTGCATCCATCAGCATCAGAAAAGCAATGGCTGCTGCTCGTAGCGGGTTCCGGTTGTTAACCTGAATCCCTGATTCGTGCACTGCCTTCCAGACCGTTTTGCCATCCGGTATGATCCCTATCCGATATTTCCTTACTACAGAGAAAAGGTCCTCTGGCCGACTGAGAGGGAAGTATCCATAGCTACACTGCCGGCCATGTACGCCCCACAAAAGCTGCGCCCCTTTTGGGTTGCTTGGGTGAATAATCACCTGATAGGTGGGCTTGGTCCGCTTTCCGACCAACAGGCTAATTTCACCGTCTGATAATTTGCTGTAATTCATCAGACCTCCTCCTTGCGGTACCCGGCATCAAAGAGAGCGCTGGCAATAGCGCCGGCCCTGTTAACTGTCAGTGCTTGATCACCAACACAAATCATCGTCGCCATTTCCTCGATAGCCTTCTTGCGATACTCGGCCCGGCGGTCGGCGATAATCTCGTTGCACAGGTCGACGCATTCAGAACAGATATTTACGCCCGGGCCCGCGATAAGATCCTGCTCACCGACTACCTGCTTACAGAAGTTGCAAACAGTTTTCGGATCTGCTTCCCGCTGCGGCATCTGGCGCCACATGCTGATGTTGGAATGGTTCGCCATCATTTCACCTCTCCGATAACTTCAACGCCCGCGGTAACCAGTGCTGCGATACAACCCTCGCGCATACTCCCAGCTCCAGCAGCAAATCCCTGATACCACTCGGCATCCGAACCGAGTTGCGGCAGCGCCGGCAGGCTCACCTGAATAGACGTTTTTGCAGGCATACCAAAGCCCAATTTTTCCCGGAGTTCAGCGATAGCGGCGTCATGCTCTGCGCGAGCTTCTGGCCCCATCGCGTCCAGCTCGGCGTAACGTTCCGCACGGTTCTGAAGCGCACGCAGGACAAGGTGAGTGCTGACACCTTTACCGAACCGGAAGCCGGGCTCAAGGATAACCGGGCAGGGTAGCGTTGTTGGGTAGGTCGGCTCTGACCGTTCAAGTAGAACGCTGGCCATCGCTATAACTTCGCCCGGAAAGAAAGGGGCGCCATCGACGATTGCTCTGAGACGTTTTTCACTGATCGTCATTTTGTGGTCTCCTGCTCGGCTTCGATGATGGCATCGACCGCCATCGCCAGTGTGTGGGCGAGGTCGTCGTAATTCTGCCATGCATCGTTGCTGAAAAAATTCGTGAGCATTACCGGAGCCAGACTGGCAACCAGGTATTGCCGGTAAGTCATTCCCCCGGGCGTCGCATTGCTCGGGTTGGGGAAGGCGTAGTGCCGGCCGTTTTTCATCGTTTAGCCTCCCGCTGTACGGTTTTATAGGCCCGCAGCGCATCGCGGGTTTTTCCTGATATCTTCGTCTTCATGAAGAAGTTACCGCGCCGTTCACTGACTACGCCCGGAGTGCAAAGTAAGGCGGCATCAACCACCCGGTTATGCTTGCGTAACTCAAAAATGGTGCTGGTGATCGTCACCGCGGCCACGGCGCCATAATCTTTAAAGTCGATTTTCATCACTGGCTCCTCTCAACTTTGAAATAGTCATCACGGCAGGGCATAACAACGAACTCCGGGTTTCCGTAAGTTGAGTTGATAGCAGAATCGAACTGAACACGAACCGCTCCGCCTTCACCGGAAGGCCGCAGCTGTACCGGAACAAATAGGCGTTCGCGACCGAACATTTTTTCCGGATAGCTCAGGTAGTCCGCCTGAATCACAGGGTTTACACTGAGGTCCAGCTTTTTGGGTATGACTCGATCCAAATCAGGGAATCGACCATCCAGCAGTTTAATGCCGGTAATGGAAAGGCGGCGCTGGAACTGGTCGCGATGAATGGCGATTGGCTCCTTGTTGAAGATCAACTCAGTAGTTTCCGCTTTGGCCGGCACGTTACCTTCAAACTGGACGATGATGTTTTTCTTTGTACGGATGCCATGTTCCATGCGCAACGCTACATGCCCGTTAGTTGCCTCGATGTGCTTTGGAGTAATGTGAAGCCCGCACAGGTAATAGCGAACATCGTTCTTTGCAGCACACACCAGAGCAGCGCGGATTAGTTTTGACGGAATGATCATGCTTCGCCCTCCCCGAAGATCTCCGCCGGATCTTTGCGCAGCTCAAAGCCGCCGAACTCCGGATGGTGCCAGCGTTTGCGGCCTTTGGCTGGTGGCGTGGATTCCTTAATCAGGACCTCGACCGCAGCCATGAAAAATTCGCGATGCACACAAAGCCCGCGAACGCCATCGAGCTGACAGTTTGGCAAGTCATAAAAGGTGACCAGCCGGCGGCAGGTTGGATCAGATAATCCGGTAGCCCAGGAAACTTTGTGGACAGGCACATACTCCGGTTCTGCAGCATCTTCCTGGGTTACATGGCCGATATGATGTAGCGTCGGATCTTCAGGCAGGGCTGCTGGCAGGGCGGAAACAGTCGCGTTGATATGTACGACGGCCTGAATACCGGTGGCTTCCAGGATGCTTTTCATTACTCCTGCTGCGGTGGCTTCTGCGACTGTGCGGGTCAGTGCTGCAAAATCAGGGTTAATCCCGATCTCCGGCTGTACGGGCTGAGCAGCGATGCGCGGTTGAGATAATTCGCGCTTCATGTCCTGCCATTGCTCAATAAGAGCCAGCCGGCGCTTTGGGTCATAACCAGTAATGAGTGTCATCGAAAGGTCTTCGTTTAGCCAAATTTCATCGATAACGTTACGTCCGCAGTAATCCTTATATGAAATAAAAAAACCTTTAAAATCATCATGGTCCAGATTTGGACTATAGATTCCCAGTTGTTCCAGCATTGCTTTAATGTCCCGGACAACATGCTTGGGATCTTTTCCGGTAACCATTGCAATTTCACTGCTGCTCATCATCAGTACGCCGTTGACGGATTTCATATTCATGCTATTCAATCTCCTTCAATTCAATTCCGAGTTTTTTCGCCAGTCGGCGCTGATTGCGAGTTAGTTGCATGCGGGCCATGCCTTCAGGGGCTGGTTTTACGGCGTCGTGGAGGCTATGCCGAAGACTCGCATAATCACTGGCATTGCTTTTGTCTGGCCGGATGTGGCTGTGGAAAAACTGCGCCATCGTCATTCCTGCGTATCCTTGCGATGTACTGTTTCTGCGTGCTTTCTTTGCCATCTTTACTTCCCCTCAGTGCATAACCGGCATGCCAGGCATGCCTTCGGTATGAATTTGTTCGATAAAGCCGTCATGCAGAAGGTTGAAACCTTCCCGGCCCATAGCGGACAACCTGAACCCGCTTTCGTCGTCAGCAACAACCATGTCCTGATACATCCGCAGCGCCAGCTGCTGGCCAACGTCAGGCCCGTATTTCTCAATGGCACCAGCCTCAATATGGTTAGCGAGCGCAAAGCGCTCCGGCCCGGGGTAGACGCTGATAGCACCATGCTTGCCTGAATAGATAACGGCTTTATCGACGCCGCCATCCTCGTTCGGAACGTCAATGTCTCCGTTTTTCTCCCGCTCTTCGGTAATAAATACCGCGGCCAGCAACCAGCGCCAGACGATGATTTGCTTCTCGATGTTGAGCGTGATCCATCTGCTTTCGACCGCCTCCATGATGCAGGCCAGAATTTCCATACCTTCGGCGAGACGTTTGTCGTAGTGACCGTTATCCAGTTCACGAATAGCGGCGGAGTAACCAATGATCCCGCTTCCAGATAACCGGATGCCGGCAGACGTTGGTTCCGGGTTAAATGCTGTGTGATCCATTGCGTACCTCTGCTGGTTTGCTGGCTTGAAGTTCTTCACGCTCTTTCACGTAGCGGTCGTGCATGGCATCCCACCTTTCGCACCACTTCTGCATTTCACGCTTGCGGGAGAGGATTCGACGCAACCGGCGAACGGTGCGCTGGTGGGCGCGGTGGTATTCGTCGGTAGTTTCGCCACGGCGCCACATTTCGGCCCCTTCGTGCTCAACCAGAAAATCAGGGTGGCGCTGCTTAAACCCGGACAGAGCGAAAGCGTGCGACGTCAGAAAGTGGGCCAGCCAACTAATAGCGGTACCGCGGCTAAAGCAACGCTTCATGCGGCCGTGACGTATAGCGGCGTAAAGGTCGCCGACGGGCGTGCGGTGCTTCTGTAATGCCAGGTCAATGGCGCTGGCGGTGCGGTTGTCGATCATCTGTCTTTCTCCCGGTTATACGTTTCATGGCTCATTACCTCCCAGTTCCGGCCGTCGTCTTTTGATAACAGCCGCCAGCGTGGATTTACCTTCAGGCTGAGATATCCGGTGCGGTGCATGCGCCTTGCGTAGATGCGCTTCCGGCGGTATCGCAGCAGGACCTGCAACGCCTGCAGGTGGACCCGCTCAGGAATGCGAATTGCTGTTAGCGCCACTGGCTTCCTCCTGATTGGGGGCGATCACCTGATACCCGGCTTTCTTTGCCATCCAGAAGAAGGTATCCATGCTGGCAATCAGCTCGTTATCGCGAACTTTGCGGGTATCAATTACCTGGCCGTTTTCAATCGTCATAACGACCTGCACTTTTTCGTGTGTAATAGGGGGGGGGTAAATTAGCCATCAGTTAATTTCTCCGCTTATGTATTTCTCTTTTGCATGAGCGATTAATTCAGAAAAAATGTCATCGACAATCGCCTTACCGGTTTCGGTCAGGTATTCGGTATGCCCGTTAATATCCAGACTGTTCATATAAGTTTTTCGCAAAAAACCTTCAGACTCTGAACCGAATTCTGCTCGAACTTGTTTTTCGAATCGCTGCAAAAGTTTCAGCATCGATTCTTCGTTAATTTCGATAACCTGTATGTTGCTATCTGGCATATTCACAGAAAGGCAGTAACCGCCAGTTTTACGTTTCAGCCTATGTAGGGTCGCAATTGCTATTCGGCGGCGATATTTTTCAAGTACGTTTAGTCGTTCCACCGTTTCTTTCCTCCTCTGCATTCATCCAGCCATCAATATCAGATGAAATGCTGTAAGCGATCTGCATGAGACTAAAGCGCTGCGCATCTTCCAGTTGATAATAGTTTTCAGCTACAGTCTGAAGCAGGTGTAATAATTGCTCTGAAACAATACTTGCTTCCTGAAGCGTCATATTCCTGATTCTGCTGGAATGGGTGCTCACATTTACCTCCCGTATGCTTTACGAAGATAAAGACCCGCAATTAATTCCTGTCCGCATGATGCATAAAGCAGGGCGGTTTTATATGCGCTGCGGTCGATGATGAATGTCATATTTAGCGACCCTTTCTAATGTTATTCACTGTGGAGCCAGTCATAACGCAAAGCTCATTGAGCAGACTGGTAAAGCGACCAGCGACACGCTTATCCGTTCTGGCTATCGCAGCAAAGAGCAATGTATTGAACTCATCCCTGAGTTGGTTGGCGTAAGCATCTGCGTGCTGTGCTGTTCTGAGTGCTCCACTTGCTTCAGTGACCACGGGGAAATCAACACGCATTGTTATTCCACAATTATCTTTTTTACGGGATGCAATATTCATTGCGCTTTCCTCAAGGTGAGTGCGGTCCAGGAAATTAAGCCGTTGTTTAAATTAGGATTTTATTAACTTAGTTTTTCTTCGATATTTTTCAGTTCACTGCAAACCTTAATTGCATAGTCGAAAATTGCTGATGCCATATACATTGCGGGATTGCCGTTATCTTTATCGCTGAAATAAGCTTCGGTATAAACATGTGCAAGCTCTTCGAGTTTTCTTGCTGTAATAGTCGCGTGAAATACATCGTCAGCAATATCAGTCTCGCCCTTTTCCTGTTGGGGGGGGGGCAGACGCCTTGTCATAAGCCTTAATATATTCGTTCGTGATATCCAGCGTTTTTTGCATCGAACGAATTAAACAAGCCATTGCGCAATCTGTTTCCTGGTCCTCGTTGCTGTTTTTGTAAATAATTTCAAGAAGCACGGTATTCTCGATAATTTCTGCTGCAACAGTCTCAAGCATCTGAACGGGAGTTTTCATTGTTCGGCCCTCTCCTGCTGATAAATGACCTCATTCATGTAGACATAAGCATCACCAGTCAGCTTTTTAATGAGAGACGCTATCGCAGAAAGTTCAGAATCTGCTAATTGATGCGGATGATCCTCAAGAAGGGAGCAAATCAGTTCTGCTTGAAATACATTCTCTGCGGATTTTTTAAATTGATTGAGTTCTGGAACTGTCATTTTCATCACATTGGCTCCGTTGTTTGCCGATGAGATGAGTATTACCAATAGTATTATCAATATCAATACTAAAAATGCTATTTAATTAGCATTAAAGTGTTAGTATTTGATATTTAAGGGTATTTATTTTTATCGGTGCGGATTGTTGAAATGCAAAATTATTGAGGGGAGTGATGGCTGTAACAAAAAGGCCGCTCTTATGCGGCCCCTACACAATTGTGATAATTAGATAAGTCTGAGCTTTGTCTCAACAGCAACTCCGATAATCCGGCAGTTGCCATTGATCGGCACCAATGGCCACTGCGGGTTCAAGCCCTTCAGGTACTTCTGTCCACCATCGATGATTAGCTTTTTAAACGTAGCCTCGTTTGAGTCTGAAAGCTTAGCGATCACGAGGCTTCCATTCACAGCTTCCCGTTCCGTATCAAAAAGAACATAGGTTCCTTCAGGAATGCTTAGACCAACAGGAGCCGTCATAGAATCACCTTCCACTCGAAGCCAGAAAGCATCCCCTTGGATATGAGCGTCAGACTCAAGCCATAGGTCAATGTCTTTTGCCGTATAGGCTTCTACTGCTTCGCACCATGAGCCAGCCTGAACATTGCTGATCACAGGATAAGACCTCGAAGCCTTGTAAGGAGCAACAAATGTAACGTTGGATAATTGTGCTATCCGTGATGCCTCTTTTGATAATGTAGGGCTTATATCTGAAATGCTGACTTGCAATAACTCAGCAAATTTAGCCACCACGCTGAGGTTTAATGGATTCCTGCCGTGGAGGTAATGCCCTACCGCCCCTTGCGAAATATCAAGGGCATCTGCTATGTGCTGCTGGGTTAAGCCCAGCAATGTTTTTTTTGACTCATACAGGGATCTGAGGCGCTTCGCGTCATCAATCTGATCTGCGGTCTGCTTTTTCTTCTTTTCCATAAATTTATTTTAATACCTTTAGTTTGAAAATGTCTCCTACTGATAGTACTATTGATGATATTACTTTTAGTACTACTTTTTAGCGGGAAGAACTATGAGTGTCATGACATTACGTGAATTCACTGACAGATACGGTCAATCTCAGGCAGGGGCCGTTCTTGGTACGACGCAAATGGCTGTTAGTAAGGCCCTAGCTTCAGGCAGAAATATTTCCATAAAAATAAGCGAATCGGGAGATGTTGAAGCTTTTGAGATTCGCCCGTTTCCGTCCGCAAAGAGAACACGGAAAAAACTTAAACAAAAGCTACCCGACATCTTCCCGCACCCGGTAACGGAGGTGTGACATGTCACAGCAATCTACCGCAATGCCAGATCCGCGCTACTTCCAGCAACTGCTACCGCGCAACATCCGGTACGACCCGAAAAGCGGCGTGTATTACCTCATTGCGAAGCGGGCAGACTAAGCCATGCACCAGGAGTTCATCAGGGTTGAAATGCCGTCGCTTTACAGCCAGGCAGACGCTGAGTGGATTCAGGAGCTGCTGTTGCGACTGCCTCCGTCGCTTCGTCGGAAAGTCGCTCTGAAGTATTCAGAGGTTTACGAAATTGAATTTAACGCCGAGCCCGTCTCATTCCGTCAGGAGAACCGGGCAAGGCATGAGGCCAACGTCAGGCTTCGCAGGTTCGTGGATACACACGGACGCGCACTTCAGGGGTATACGACCCAGCCACCCCTGGCCGGATCACGCTAGCGATCTGAAGGTCGCCCGGCTTAAAGGTGCCGGGCGGTAGCAGGGTAACCATCTTGACTGTTTTTTGTTCTATGTACCAGTTCGCGAGTACATAGGACGGGGAAGAGGGAAGAGGGGGGTTTGGGGGGAGTTGGGAGTTAGGGCAGGAATAGAGTCCTTTTCCAACAGACAGGTACATGGGTTAGGTAGGTACCGATCTAAGAGACAGGGTTTACAAGCAGCATCGTACCAGACAGGTAGTACATGGTTGCTGGCTTCTCAGATCGGGAAAGGGTCCTTTCTGGAATAGTGAATTTTAAAGGTGGTGGTGATGCTCAATATCGAACCGAATTTTGCTCAGGATCGTGCGCTTAACTCGCTGCGCCGGGAGTGGAAGCAAAACCGCACGTTCATGGTCTATGCGCCGACCGGTAGCGGCAAAACCGGACTGGCCGCCTTCATCACCGCCGGTCACATCAGCCGCGGTAAACGGGTCATATTCATCGCACCCTATACCATTCTGGTGCGCCAGACTACGGCCCGCTTCGTTGAGTACGGTTTACCTGAAGATGAGATTGGCATTATCTGGCGCGACCACCCTGACTACGATCCAGAACGTCTGATTCAGATCGCCAGCGCCGACACGCTTATCCGCCGCGACTTCCCGGACAACATTGACCTGATTATTGTTGACGAGGCGCATATGAAGAAACGTGCGTTGCTGGAGGTTATCCGGGACTCCGGTATCAAAGTAGTAGGTCTGTCAGGTACGCCATTCTCTCCGTGGCTGGGGAAATATTATTCTTCCCTCATCAAACCCACCACGATTGGCGAGCTGATCCAGCGTGGCGATCTCAGCCCCTATGAGTTCTACGCGCCGACAAAGCCAGACCTGAAAGGTGTTAAGTCAGGCACCTCCGAAGAGTATGGAAGCGACTATAACGAAAAGCAGTTATCCGAGATTATGTGCGGATCTGACCTGGTGGGCGATATCGTTGATAACTGGCTTCGAAATGGTCGTGACCTGCCTACTGTAGCGTTCTGCGTCGATAAGGATCATGCCAACTTTGTCACCCTGCAGTTCAACCGCGCAGGCATTAACGCTGAGGTTATGGTTGCCGAGACACCATCCGATGAACGCCACCTCATCATTCACAGGTTCGAGACTGGCGCCACAAAAGTCATTGTCAGCGTTGGTGTGCTGGTGGCCGGCTTCGACAGCGATGTTCGTTGCATCATTTACGCCCGGCCGACAAAGAGCGAAATTCGCTGGCTGCAGGCGCTTGGTCGCGGATTGCGTACTGCGCCCGGGAAGGACGCCTGTCTGATCTTCGACCATAGCGGTACTGTTCACCGCCTCGGCTTCCCTGACGCCATCGAATACGACGAACTACCGTCTAAAAACGATGGCATGAAAGGGGCAGCAGCTCGGGCAGCCAAAGAACGCGAAGAGAAACTCCCGAAAGAATGCCCTGAATGCCACTTCATGAAACCTGCTGGCGTCTACGTCTGTCCGAAATGCGGATTTAAACCCCTGGTCGGTGAGGACGTCGAAACCGACAGCACCCGCAACCTCAAAAAAATGAGCAAAGGCGAGACGGTTTACACCAAAAGCCACAAACAGTCCTGGTGGAGTCAGATCAAGTTCTATCAGCGCCATCGTGCCGCGCAGGGAAAACCTGTCAGCGACGGCTGGTGTGCGCATACCTTCCAGGAAAAGTTTGGTGAATGGCCGAACGGCTTAAGCGACTTCCCGTTGGAGATCACGCCGGAGGTCAGCAACCACATTAAACACAAACTTATCAAATTCGCTAAAGGCCGCGAACGGGCGCAGCAGATTGCGAAAAAACCAGTAAATGATCTGCTCACACCTCAGGACTACAGCGCCCACTACGAGCCGCCTGAGGGAAGTGACGGGAAAATAATTATCGAAGCAAAACGAAAACTCCAGAAAAACGTAAATAGCGCGAGTCAGTGATATGAAAACGGCAGAAGCAGCAAAAGGTCGATGGTCTGAAATTTTTGAATATTACGGGCTACCCCCGATCACCGGGAAAAGCCATTACAAGGGGGAGTGTCCGGTATGTAAGGCCCGCGGTAAATATCGCGTTGATGATCGTGACGGCGACGGAACATGGATTTGTGTCTGTGGCAGTGGTGACGGGATGAAGCTGCTGACCCTGACCCAGCAGAAATCCTTTTCGGCAATCTGCGCTGAGGTGGATCAGCTCATTGGCAATGATTACCAACGCATCAATGTTCCTGTTAACAGTTCAGCGGCACGGCAGCGCCAGCGGGTCATTAGCAAGTTTTCAAAACTGCTTGATTTAAGAGGGACATCTGGAGCGGGGTATCTCAGTCAACGAGGGATCGTCAAGCTGCCAGCTGAGAGTATTCGCTTCTGTGACCGGCAGCGGCATGCCGGACGAGTTTTTCAGGCCCTCTACGCACTGGCAACCGATGACAAAGCTGAGCTTTGTTACCTGCATCAGACGCTTCTTGATGGCGATAAAAAGGCAAATATCGATAGCGCGAAACGTCTTAAATCACTCCAGGAAGAGAACTATCTTGATCATGCCCGGTCAGTGGCCATTCGCATGTTCCCGGTATCTACGACACTCGGCATTGCGGAGGGTATCGAGACGGCTCTCTCATGCCACCAGGTATACGGCATCAACACCTGGGCGGTTATCAACAGCGGCTTCATGAAGAAATTCCGTGTGCCGGCTGGAGTAAAGCACCTCGTTATTTTTGCCGATATGGATATGCATTCGGCAACCGGCCATGCCGCAGCGTTCGAGTGTGCTCATGCAAACCTGCTGGCGAAAAACGACCTGGTGAAAGTCAGCATCCGCTGGCCCGATTCCGGTGATTTTAATGACATGCTCATGAACGGCGATCAGGTTCGTGAGCAGGTATTTTTCAAAAAGGTGGCCGCATGAAGCTCGAATCTTCACTTAAGCATTTCAGCCCTCAGGGCATGCACATCAGCGACGACGTGAAAAGCACATCGCCGAATCGCCTGAACGGTACCGACGTTATGACCGGGATCGGGGTGACCAGCAGCCGGGCACGGTTCGGGCTGGCGGCATTCTTCGGTAAGGCCGGCATCAGTAAGTCCGATGAGCAACTGGCGGTTCAGGCGCTGGCTCGGTATGCCATAGATACAGCACCAAAGAACGTTCGTAAGGCCGCAGGTAAAGCGCTGGGGCGCTGCTGCCTGGTGCTGGCGCAGTTTGCCTTTGCTGAGTATTCCCGCTCGGCAGCAACAACGGGAGCCTGCAGGGTATGCAATGGCTCCGGAAAGATGCAGACGACCATCACAGAGCGCAAGGTCACATACCCCTGGGGCAAAGCGCCATACTGGGCGAAAAGGTCCCGTGCCGTTCGGCCGTCTGACTGGGAGAAATGGACCGAGGTAACAGCCATCGTCAGCACCAAATGTGAAGCCTGTGACGGGAAGGGGAAAGTAAACGCCCGCTGCCGCTGCGGTGGCTCCGGTCAGGTGCTGGACCGCAAAGCGACAAAAGAGCAGGGAGCGCCGGTATACAAAACCTGTGAGCGCTGTTCGGGGAATGGCTTTTCAGCGATGCCGTCTACAGCTGCGTACAAAGCGATTCTGACGCTCATTCCAGACCTGCACGTCAGAACATGGACCCGTAACTGGAAACCGTTCTGTGATGCGCTGGTGGACGTATGCTGTAAGGAAGAGCGCCATGCTGATAAGGAATTTCAACAAGCGACCGATTTTTAAAACAATGGCGACAATATTTTGCTTTTTCGGTGCATAAGACTTGATTTTGTCCGAAGTTGTCGTGTATGCTTCTAATCATGGATACGTACATCCAAATGAAACTGACTACTAACCCTGCCACCCGGCGGGGTTTTTGCTTTTCTGGGGACCGCGATATCTCATCGGTGGACATTCAGGTAAAATCAACAGCATTTCAGGATGTGAGGCACGGACGGAATGACAAATCTACCCGACGACTATTTTCTGGATGCTGATGACGAGCTTGTGGATTTCCTGGAAAAGCAGGGCGAAGAATCCATTAAGGAAACATATCAATCAAACACCACGAATATTGAGAATGGATATAAGTTACTCAACATTCAAATTGTAGGGATTGGATCTTCATTCCTGCTTTTGACGCAAAAGACAAGTTGGGACTATTTGACAGCAGGCTTGGCCGTTTTTATTTTTTTGTGGACGTGGAGTGCTATTTACCTGGTTCACGCAGGACTTTCCGCCAAAAATAGGGCCCTTATTCACTCCCCTCCCGAGTGTCTGTATACAAAAACATATAAAAATATTAATGAGCTAAATTATCAATATCTGCGCAGTAATGGTTATAACGGACCTAAAGAGGCTTTACCCGTTATGCGGAGGTATAGGCTTAAAAATTTAACGGATACAGCTGCGGAATTACGCGCATTAAACTCAATCATCAGGACGAGCCTTGATAGGGCGAGAATGGCTACGATCCTCGCCCCAGTAATCGCATTAATTGCTTCTGCTATTACTTTTTGTTTCTCCTGAACGGATCGGCAGAATCACCGACCAGGACACGTTTTGTTGTGAAGTCAGCAGAACCCTGTGACGGAGTTGGTTTTTGTTCCGCGGGCTGCTGAGGCTTGCTTTCACCCTGCGATTGTTTTGATTGAGACATGAAAATCCTCCATTTCTGAGTGGTTACTTCTGGCGATTTAACGATATCAGATGTGGTGATATGCCGCTACAAAGCAGCATCTGAAGACCTGCAAATGATTGCGAATCAGCAGGCCACACCCGGGAAGGGTGTGATGTCAAAAGCTACTCCTCCCGGAAGCTCCGTTAGGCGCATAACCCCGACCGGAGTAGCACTCATCTTTAAGGCTCGCTTCGGCGGGTCTTTTTCGTATTAAGGGCTCACCGACGACGGCTCATAACCCAATCGTCGGGCGCTTGCGCAGAGCCCACCCACTTCACACAGCACCCCGCGATAAACGGAGGTGGAGACTATGAAGATGCCTAACACACCGCATGGCTGGGCAGACATCAGCGAGATCCTTGCGTCTTGGTGGCGCGGTGACGTACCCATCGGTGGCGTCATTATGGCAATCGTGATGGCTGTCCTACGAATGGCCTACTCAGGCAGTAGCTGGAAAGAAACCCTTTTCGAAGGTTTGATGTGCGGTGCTCTGGCGCTGACAACTTACTCCGCGTTGGATTACTTTGACGTTCCAAAAGCTCTGACCGTGGGGATCGGCGGCTTCATTGGCTTTATTGGCGTGAAGAAGCTCAGTACATTCCTGTCCGGTTACGTCGGCAATCGTTTCGGAGGCGGCAATGCAGACAAGCAATAACGGTATAGCGCTGATTAAAAATTTCGAAGGTTGCCGGTTAACAGCCTATCCCGACCCGGGTACGGGCGGCGCACCCTGGACAATTGGCTATGGCTGGACGTATCCGGTTGACGGGAAGCCAATTAAGCCAGGAATGAAGATTGACCAGGCTACCGCTGACCGTCTACTGAAAACGGGGCTGGTTAGCTACGAAAACGACGTGCTAAAGCTCGTTAAAGTGAAGCTGACTCAGAATCAATTCGATGCCCTGGTATCATTCGCCTACAATGTCGGCTCCCGCGCGCTTTCAACTTCAACTCTGCTGAAAAAGCTCAATGCTGGTGACATCAAAGGCGCTGCCGATGAGTTCCTCCGCTGGAATAAATCTGGCAAGGAAGTTATGCCGGGGCTCACGAATCGCCGCAAGGCTGAACGCGAAGTGTTCCTGTCATGAGTCGCGCCGCAGAGATTGCATGTGCCGTGGTAATTGTCGCCCTGTCCACTATGGGATGGCTGGTGAATCACTACCACGGCAAGTACCTGCAGGAGCAGAAACGCGCTGATACCGCCGAGCAGAGTCTTAAGCTGGCGAACGCGACAATTACCGACATGCAGGTGCGCCAGCGCGACGTTGCTGCTCTGGATGCCAAATACACCGGAGAACTGGCTGATGCGAAAGAAACCATTGAGCGTCTGCATAGCGATGTCATTGCTGGCCGTAAGCGGCTGCAGCTCAACGCAAAATGTCCCGCGAACGGAGCGACCAGCGCCGGCGGCGTGGGCGATGCTTCCGGCCCCCGACTTACTGACTCCGCTGAACGGGATTATTTCACCCTCAGAGAGCGAATCAACACCATCACCGGGCAAGTGAGCTACCTGCAGGATTACGTCCGCACGCAGTGTCTGAAATAGCCTGACAAATATTTCTTTTACAAAGTTCTGCAAATGGTGCCCTCAAAGCGCCATTGGCAGAGTTTTATGTAAGTTTTTAGTGAGTATGGTCTCGGGATTCTCGAAGAAGTATCAACGTAACCCAGAGGAATGTTCTGTATGGCATCGAAAAAGCTCACGGCAGAGCAGCAGAAGCTTTTCGATGTGCTGACTCCGCTACAAAAAAGATTCGCTCTGGCCATCATTAAAGGTAAGAATCAGACGGACGCCTATAAGGCTGCGAAGGGGAAGGCTAAGACGCCAGAAGCTGTCCGCAATTCAGCGAGTCAGATCTTTACAAATCTTGGTGTGCAAGCCTTTCTCAAATCAGTGCAGGGCGAGATTGTCGACGAGGCAATCATGACCCGTGAGGAAGCCTTAAAGCGCTTGTCAAAGATGGGGCGCACCTCGATTGCCGACATTGCCGAGTTCAGCAACAGTATTGTTGGTGAAGATGAAGACGGGCAACCGGTCTTCCAGGCTGTCTGGAGCTTCAGGAATTCTTCATTGCAGGACCCTGACGCGATGAGCGCTATCGCCGAACTGACTACCGGCAAAGACGGCATCAAACTGAAGATGCACGATCCGAAAGCTGCGATTAAGCAGTTGGCAGAAATGCAGGACTGGGAAGCGCCGAAGAAATCAGAAGTTAGCGGGCCGGGTGGCGGGCCAGTTAAAACAGAGACCGTAGCAATGACCCCGCAGGAAGCAGCCGATGCGTACAAGAAGCTGATGGGGTAAAGTGCGAAAAACAAGCATTACGCAGGTTAAAAACTCTATGCATTTTCGACCCTGATTTATGCACGTTTTATTCACTGTATTTTTGCCACTTTTAACCAGCTAACCCGCATAAACCGGTGTTTCGAGCTGAATCGATGATGAGTGCCGATCCCGTGGTGCGGGTAACGGTCATTATGTTAAATGGGGCCGTTTTTTAACATATTTGTAATGTAGTAAGATAGGGAGGTGGGCGCCTCCCTTATTAATCTTAAATCAGTTCCTTATTCCCCAGTACGATCACGAACATCTGTCGAAGGGCCGTTTATCTGAACGGAGCGAATGCCGTTTTCCGCGCCTCCTTTGGTGTAATACATCTCACTTGTCGCAATAATCTCATGATTGCCAGCCTTGAGGACGAAGTAATAACGCTGTGAGTAATCTTTCTGAGTTTTATATATCTCGAAGTAACCCATTTTTTTCTCCTTAAACCATTCGAAATGAATGGTTACAAATTAAAGATATACTCGTTTTTTGCATTGGCAAAGAACAATGATGAGAGTGATCAAGATGCCGCTGCCCTTTACATTCGACTTCAAAAATCCTGACTACAACATGGTTTTTGAGTGGAGGATGGAACGCCTGCAGCGCATCAGGCAGAACCCTGGTGTTCTCCCCGCACTTACGCAGTTTTATCGTAACGACCCGGCGCAGTTCATTATCGACTGGGGCATGACCACGGACCCGCGAAACCTCGATTACGGCTTACCGGCAACAATTCCTTTTCTGCTATTCCCGAAACAGGAAGAGTGGATTAACTGGATAATGGATCGCCGGCGCCGGCTCGAGCACGGGCTTACGGAAAAGAGTCGCGAAATGGGCCTGAGCTGGACCTCGATAGGGCTTGCCTGTTCGCTGTGCCTCTTCAACAAAGAAATGGTGATTGGTTTCGGCTCCCGTAAAGAGGAGTACGTGGACAGCACAGGTGACCCGAAGGCACTTTTCTGGAAGGCTCGAAAGTTTGTTGAGATGCTGCCCGTTGAGTTCCGCGGCTCATGGACGGAAAAAAAGCACGCCCCTTACATGCGCGTTGAGTTCCCGGAGACGGGGGCTGTTATTAAGGGGGAGGCTGGCGATAACATCGGCCGCGGTGACCGTACGACCCTTTATTTTGTGGATGAGGCGGCTTTTCTTCAGCGTCCGCTACTGATAGATGCCGCTCTTTCTCAAACTACGCGCTGCCGTATCGATCTTTCGTCGGTCAACGGCATGAGTAACCCATTCGCGCAGAAGCGACACAGCGGAAAAATCCCTGTATTTACTTTTCACTGGCGCAGTGACCCGCGCAAGGATGATGAGTGGTACCGCAAGGAATGCGAGAAAATTGATAACCCGGTCATCGTCGCCCAGGAACTTGACCTGAACTATCAGGCGTCCGCTGAAGGCATCCTGATCCCCTCTGAGTGGGTGCAGGCTGCTGTCGATGCGCATATTAAGCTGGGCATTCAGCCCAGCGGCCAGCGACTCGGCGCGATGGATGTTGCGGACGAGGGTAAGGATAAAAACGGCTTCTCGGCGCGTTACGGCTTCCTGCTGCAGGACGTCAAAGAATGGTCTGGTGAAGGGAGCGATATTTACGCCTCTGTCGTTAAGGTCTTTGGCTATTGTGATGATTTCGGCCTCGATGAGTTCCGCTTCGATGAAGACGGACTCGGTGCCGGCGCCCGCGGTGATGCGCGGGTGATTAACGAACTTCGCCAAGCCGAACGGCTGGGTTACATCACTGCGACCCCATTCCGAGGTAGTGGCAGTGTCTTTGATCCAGAGGATGAAGCTGTGCCCGGCGATAACGGCAAACCTGCCCGCCTGAACAAAGATATGTTTGCGAATGCTAAAGCCCAAAGCTGGTGGCATCTCCGCAAGCTGTTCCGTAATACCTTTCGCGCGCTGCAGGGAATGGACTATAACCCCGATCATATTATTTCCATCAGTAGCACTATGGAAAATAAAGACCGGCTTCTGATGGAACTGTCGCAGCCCACATGGTCCAAAAACGCCGTCGGTAAGATCCTGGTGGACAAGCAGCCAGAAGGAACCAAGTCACCTAACCTGGCCGACTCCGTGATGATTAACTACGCGCCAATGGATTCATCCCTCGATATCTGGGCCAAACTGGCTGGAGCTTAATATGTCCCGTAAGAAACGCCATAACGGCGCACAACAGCCCGTTAGGACCGCTGACGGGTACAACAATTTCACAGCCAAACTTGGCACCAATACCCAGAACATCCAGACCGGCGGCACGTACGTTCCAGGTTATATCACGCGCAACCGTGTGATGCTGGAATTTGCCTACCGGTCATCGTTTCTGGTAGGCGCTGGCGTTGACTCTATGGCCGATGATATGACCCGAAAGGGGATCAGCATCAGCTCAAAGCTGGAGCCCGGCCAGAAGGGCAAAGTAGAAACCTTCTGGGATGACTTCGCTATCTGGGATGGGGTGAATGATGTCCTGAAGTGGTCCCGACTGTACGGTGGCGCGATTTTGGTCATGCTGATTGACGGGCAGGACATGTCCACTCCGTTAAATATTGACCGCATCAAAGAGGGCCAGTTTAAAGGCGTCATGGCGCTGGATCGCTGGATGGTCAATCCGACCTACAACAACCTGGTGACTGACTACGGGCCTGAGTTTGGAAAGCCGAAGTTTTACAAGGTTGTGGTTAACCAGCAGGGTATTCCCCCCTGGAAAATCCATCACAGCCGCCTTATCCGCATGGAGGGCGACTCATTGCCATTCCAGCAGGCGCAGACGGAAAACGGCTGGGGTATGTCTGTTGTCGAGCGCATCTTTGAACGCATTCAGGCATTCGATACGGCGACAGTTGGCACCACGCAGCTGATCCACAAAGCTCACCTCCGAACCTACAGCATTGAGAAATTGCGCACGATACTGGCTACGGGTGGCGACCTTGAAAAAGGACTGATGCGTCACCTGGCCATGATCCGAGAATTCCAGACCATCGAAGGCATGACCATCATGGATGCCTCGGACAAGTTCGAAACGCACAGCTATTCGTTCGCAGGCGTGGCCGATGTGCTTCTACGCTTTGCTGAGCAGGTTTCGGGCGCTACGGGTATCCCGCTGGTTCGCCTGTTCGGGCAATCCCCCGCGGGGTTTAATACCGGTGATGGTGACCTGGAGAACTACTACAGCCGCGTTAACTCGTTGCAGGAGCGCCGGCTACGTCGCCATGTACGCAAGTTGCTGGATGTCAGTTGGCGCTCTCTCTTTGGCCAGCCGCTGCCAGATGACTTCACCTTCGAGTTTAACAAGCTCTGGGAGATGTCCGACACCGACCGCTCAACGATGGCTAACAACGTCGCTACGGCGCTCACTGCGTTGGTAGACCGCCAGATCATGCCGGTACACGCAGCAATGAACGACCTGCGGAATATCTCCGATGTGATCGGCATCGGTGGTTCAATCACTGACAAGGATATTGAAGATGCGAAAGCCCAGTGGGAGGAGGCTGAATCTGAAACCGAACCTCCGCCGCCGGTCGGAGCGCCAGTATCAGAAAAGCCTGTTGGCGATAGTCGACCAGATAAACCAAATCGTCACGGGCTCTTACGATGGTTCACAGGCCAGCGCTGACAGCATCGCTTCCCGGCTTCTTGACTACTCGATGGTGATTGACGATTGGGCGGAAATGGTCGGCAAGAAAATGCTCGCCCAGGTCGAACAGGAGGAGTGGCAGCAGTGGCGGTCCGTATCCGAGGAAATTGGCGCAGGGCTTCGCGATGTGATGGGTAATACGCCCGTCGGCCAGGTGGCGCAGGATATCGTGTATCGCCAGATACAACTGATGAAATCTCTCCCCCTGGAATCTGCCGACCGGGTGCGCGATATCCAGACCCGAGCCATTGAGGCGATGGTCAACGGTGAGCGCCCGGATCAGCTCTACGAGATGATTATGCAGACTGGCGGTGTAGCGGCCAGCAGGGCACGCATGATAGCCCGCACGGAAATTGGGAGGGCTACCGGCGCACTGACCCAGGCGAGAGCGCTGGCGGTTGGTTCTGAGGGCTACTGGTGGCGTATTGAAGGCGCTGGCACCCGGCCATCGCATCGCAAGATGAAAGATAAGTTTGTGCGCTGGGATAACCCGCCAACACTCGATGGAATGACCGGGCACGCCGGGTGCCTGCCGAACTGCAAATGCTGGTCGGAAGTGCAGATCCCTGAGCCGAGAAAATGAAAAACGCAGCTTATCCCTGTCATTTTGGTTGAAACCTCGAACCCGCGAAATGTTATCAAAATGTTGTGGTGGAAAAGAGGCGGAAATAGCCTATTAAACCGGGCATTTTGCGACCTTAAGGGGACATTTTAATCCAGTCCATTTTTGGTGGTGCGGGTAAGAACCATTATGTTAAATAGCCCGCTATTTCGAACAATTATCCCTGTCCAGAAGGTCGCCACTGAGCGGCCTTTTTTGTTGCCCGAAGAGGTGAGAATGAAAAAGGTCCAGATCGAATCAAAGCGAGCCGGCGACCGCAGAGTTATCGAAATATCGATGGGCGGCATCACTGCACGTTACCGCGCTGTTGGCGAGCTCTCAGAGTTAAAAGCCACTGGTCGCGGCAACGTCCGCCAGGTTAAGGCGCTACTCCGTGAGTTCATTCGCAACTCTGACCCCGCGCTTATCTAGCGAGGCACCATGAAATATTACTTTACCGCCAGGCTGGGGGAGACGCGATACCTGCAGGCCGATGGCTCATTGCTTTGCAAAGACGTTCCCATCGCACGAACTGGCACGCAGATTTACCTGCCTGAAGAGGTGGACCTTGAGCCTGACCCATTAACCGGCACGGTGACGGTCTGGCGAACGGAGGATGAGGTTTTCTCCACTGAGACTATGGCGAGCTTTGAGGGCGTCGCCGTCACGCTGGAGCATCCAGAAGGGGCGAATGGCGAAATCGTCTTTGTTAACCCCTCCAACTACTCCGATCTGGCCCACGGACATATTCAGAATGTTCGCCGCGGCACTGGCAATAAATCAGACCTGCTGATAGCGGATGTGCTGGTTAAGAGGCAGGAGGCTATCGACGCCATTCAGGCTGGCTATACCGACGTCAGCTGCGGCTACGACGCCAAATATAAACAGCTCTCCCCGGGTAAGGGGAAGCAATACCAGATCACGGGTAACCACCTGGCCGTCGGCATTGACCGGGGGCGGGCTGGCGGCCGCTGTGCAATCGGGGATTCTGTCCCATCAACGTTAAGAAAGGAAAAGCCAATAATGTCATGGTTTAAAAACTTGGCTAAGGCCATTAAGACGAAAGATGAGGACGCTTTAGCGAAGCTCATCGACGAAGCACCGGACATGCCGTCTGATGGCATGGGCTCAATCCCCGGACCGACGATCAACATCAACGTGCCATCACAGGCTACTGCGCTGCCGACCGAAAACAGGACTACCACAGACGAAACGCCAGACGAACCGGAGAAAGAGAAGACCGGAGACGAAGGCGTGCCCGAGTGGGCGCAGGCGCTGATCGCCCGTATCGACGCACTGGAAGGCAAGACAACCGATTCCGACCCGGAAGACACACCGACCGGCGACGAAGACGCGGAAGAAGATAAGAAGGTGACCGGTGACGCTGCGTTCAAGCGCAATATCATCGCTGACGCTGAAATCATCTGCCCTGGCTTCCAGCCGAACGGCGACAAAGGTCTTAAGCGCCAGGTATTGAGTCACGCTATGCGCACCGGTGACAGCCTGAAAGCGTTTGGCGTGGAAGACTTCAGCAAGGCGCCAAAGTCCACTGTTGACGCTGTATTTAAGGCCGCTGTCGAAATCAACAAGGCTAAAAACCACCTGCTGCCGCTGAATAACGGCGTTCGTACAACCGACAGCAACCACAGCACCAAAAACATGTCACCGGCAGAGCTGAACAAGATCAACGCCGATTTCTGGAACAAGCGCAAATAAGGTAATTCAACATGGCTGGAAATGCATATTTAACCCGCATGCCCCTTGGGTTTGTCGGTGCAGTAACGCGTCCGCGTGATCTGACTATTGAGCCGGTTACTCTGGACCACACCAACTTATTTTCAACCTACGGCCTGCCGGGTAAGTACGTCAACGATCAATTCGTCCCCCTGGTGGATGGCGACACCATCGACAAAGTGAAAGGGATTTTCGTACGTCCATTCCCTATCACGTCGGCGCCAGACCTGGCCTATCTCGGCGTTACCGCCAACCAGGTTGGTGACAACCTCAAGCGCGGTTATATCTGCGTCAAAGCAACTGCAGGCAATGCCGCTACGGCGAAAAAAGGTGATCCGGTATACGTGCGCGTGACTGCGGGCACAACTGCAAGCCCTGTCGGTTCTTTTGTACTGACGCCGGACGCTACTGCAGAGAACACACCTCAGCTGACGAATGCAGAGGTAATGGGGCCAGGCGAAGCCGACGGTCGTATCGAAATCGCATTTAACATCTGAGGAAGAATGAATGTTTACAGTTGACAGAGCGACTATCGACTCTACCGGCGCCTTTGTAGTCGGTGAGCTGGAGCGCATGGATCAAACGCTGAACATGCCGCTGGTGTCCGTTAAGTGGACCCGTGATATGCCACTGCGTAGCGATATCTCCATTGCGGACGAAGTATCATCCTTCACCAACACTGATTTCTCCAGCGTTGGCGGCCCAAACCCGATGGGTAAAAACTGGATGGGTAAGAAGGGCACGGCAACGCCTGGCCCTGAGCTCAACATTGAACCTACTCGTAACAACCTGACGCCGTGGGCGACGGAAGTGTCATGGACCGTTCTTGAGCTGGCATCCGCTCAGAAGCTGGGACGTCCTATCGATGTCCAGAAGTACGAAGCGATGAAGCTAAAATGGAACATGGATACCGATGAGCAGGTGTATGTCGGTGACTCTGGTCTGGGCGTGGCCGGCATGCTTAACCTGCCAGATATCACGCCGCTTGCTGCCGCCGCAGCATGGACCGCTACAACCGATCCGGACGTCATCCTGCAGGATATTAACCTGCTGCTGACCGACGTGTGGATGCGTTCTGGTTATGCGGTATGCCCGGCAAAAATCGGCCTGGCGCCAGAGCTTTTTGGTCTGCTGACCATTAAAAAGGTTTCCTCTGCTGGCAACATCTCCGTTCTGGAGTACGTGAAAATCAACAGCATCGCATTTCAGGAGAATGGTGAACCGCTGGAGATCGTCTCCATCAAGTGGGCGTCAAAACGTGGTGCTGGTGGCTCTCACCGTATCGTCGCATACACTCAGGACGAAAAGTACATTCGCTTCCCGATGGTGCCGCTGCTGAACACGCCGCTGGAGTACCGCAGCATGCAGCAACTGACCGTGTACTACGGAAAACTGGGGCAGGTTGAAGTGCCGTATTCCAATACGCTCTCTTACCTGGACGTTCCGGCATCCTGATAACCAATGTGGGCGAGGGAAGCCTCGCCCTCTAACGGAGTAATCACATGAAGTATCTCGTAACTGCTGCCGCAACGTTAAGCCTCGCGGATGGTTCTAAGTTTGAAATCACCAAAGGCGTCCATAGCGGCGCTGACTTCCCGGATAGTGTTAAATCCCACTGGGCTTTTGAAGCTTATGCAAAGCAGATCGACGACGCAGAAGCAGAACAGCTTGAAGCGGCTAACGCTGATCTGAAGGTTTATGTCGCCTCTCTGGAAAGCGCTAACGCTGCGTTATTAATCCAGATAGCCGATAAAGATAAGGAAATCGCTGATCTGAAGGCTGCAGCTGAAAATCCTGTTACTGACGATGGAAAGCAGGAGGCTGGCAATGCCAAAAAACAGTCTTCTACCAACAAGTGATAAATTCCGCACCGACTTCCCCGAGTTCTCCGACACCACCCGCTATCCTGACCCCGCAGTGAGTTTCTATCTGGGGCAAGCCGACGTCATCCTCAATCAGGACGTGCTGGGCGATCAGTTCGTTTATCTGGCTGAGCTTTTCGTCGCGCACTATACCGAACTGCGCGGGCGGGCGATTGCGGCATCTGCTATCGGTGGCGGGGTCAACTCCGCCGGCGGTGGTGTTTTGACGTCTAAATCCGTCGATAAAGTCAGCGCCAGCTACGACGTGTCGGGGATTATCAACCCTGATGCAGGGTTCTGGAACAACACCGGATACGGCCGCGAGTTTTTCTGGTGGTGGTCGATGTTCGGCGCCGGCGGCAGGCAGTTGTTATGAAATCGGGGCTAACGGTTCGCGAGGACAATTACGCCAGTGTTCTGGATGCGTTGAAACAGCTATCCGGTACTGACGTGCTGGTGGGTATTCCGGCGGATAAGGCGCAACGTGAAGAAGGGCCGCTGAACAATGCAGAAATTGGTTACCTGCAATCAACTGGCGCCACGGTGGAGATAGACGGCGAAACCGTCACGCTTCCGCCCAGGCCTTTTCTCGACATGGGGATTGAGGATTCGCGGGATAAAACTACGGCCCGGTTAAAACTCGCTGCACAGGCGGCGCTTGAGGGGCAATCCGGGCTGGCGGAGCAGCATCTTGAAGCCGCCGGCCAGATTGCCCGAGACGCTGCAAAAGCGGTTATCGGTGACGGTGACCGCCTCACGCCTCTCTCGGAGAAAACGCTCCAGCGCCGGCGAGCGCAGGGATTACCTGGCGACAAGCCGCTTTATGCGCATGGCTTCCTGTTGCGGGCGATTAACTACGTCGTGAGGAAAAAATAATGCCGTTACTCGATGTAACTGAGGTCCTGTTAGACCCGGATTTTGTCGATATGACGCTGGTATGTCACCGGCAGGTGCAGACGGTTGATGAGGATAACTTCCCGGTTAACACCGCGCAGGATATCCCGTTCTCTGGCGTGGTGACTGTCGACCGTTCTCTGGAAGCGAAGCGCATGGCCGCCGGACAGAACATCGACGGGGCGATATTCATTGCTACGCAATTCCGCCTGACGCAGGGCCAGCCAGGGTTAGACGCTGACACTGTGACGTACAGGGGCAGAGAGTACCGCGTGACCTTTGTCGACCCGTACACGGCATACGGTGCCGGTTTCGTTCAGGCGCATTGCGAGCTGATGGAATTCGATGGGGGAACGCCAATTGAGTAATAACAGCACAACGGCGGGGTACCTGACACCAGTCGGGGATTCGCCGCCCTACGATGAAGATCTGGAGCGGCTAATCAGTCGCTGGATACGGGGCGTGACCGGATTGGATGCTACGCTGGTTTACCCGCGCTGGACCGACCCGCAAAAACAGATACCCAAAAACGGCACCACCTGGTGCGCGTTCGGTATTACCGGCATCCAGGAGGACTTCAACCCCGCGTACGTGCAGGGCGAAGAGAACACCGAGCAGTGGTCGCATGAAACCATCAGCTTGATCCTCTGTTTTTACGGCCCGCGAGGTCTGGCGATGGCCACGCGCTTTCGTGATGGCCTGCTGGTGGCTCAGAACAACGACGAACTGAACCGCGTCGGGCTGACGTTCCTGCAGCATGGGCGGCTTCTTAATCTGCCCGAACTCATCAATAACCAGTGGGTGCGCCGCTACGATATCAGCGTTGACCTGCGCCGCAAAATCATCCGCCAGTACGGCATTAAATCGCTGGTCGACGCGCCAGTGAAATTCTTTGGAGATTAAGACATGGCACAGGGCTTACCTGTTTCCAATGTCGTTAACGTTGACGTCATCATGTCACCGGTAGCGGCAACGGGGCGTAACTTCGGTGCGCTCCTCATTCTGGGTACCTCTACGGTTATCCCGGTCACTGAGCGTATTCGCCAGTATTCAGCCATTGAGGATATCGGCGATGATTTTGGTTTCGATTCTCCCGAGTACGAGGCGGCGACCATCTTCTTTTCACAGTCACCAAAACCCACTCTGGTCTATATCGGCCGCTGGGCGAAAACGCTGGCGGAGGGTGAAACCGGCACGGTAGAAACCCTGCTGCAGGCGGTTAATGCCTCACTGCAATACACCAACTGGTACGGCCTGGCGATTGCCGATAGCGCCGATCTGGTTGAAGCGGATGTGATTTCGGTGTCCGCGGCGATCGAGGCTTCCAGTCTGAGCCGTATTCTGGCGGTTACCACTGATGACGCGAATGTACTGGTATCCGGTAATACCGACAATATCGGCTACAAGCTGAAGGCGGCGGGCTACTCCCGTACGTTCTGGCAGTACAGTACCAGCAGCAAATATGCCGCTATCTCGGCCTTTGGTCGTGCGTTTACGGTCAATTTCACAGGCAACAACACCACTATCACCCTGAAGTTCAAAACCGAGCCTGGCGTGTTGTACGAGACGCTGACGACCGCGCAGGCAGCCGCCATTGATGCCATTAACGGTAACGTCTACGTCTACTACGCCAACGACACTGCGATTATCCAGCAGGGTGTAATGGCTAACGGTGACTTCTTCGACGAGCGCCACGGGCTGGACTGGCTGCAAAACTACGTTCAGACCAATCTCTTTAACCTGCTGTACACCTCGACCACTAAAATTCCGCAGACCGATGCCGGCGTTACCCGGTTAATGACCAACGTCGAAGCGTCGCTGGATCAGGCGGTGAATAACGGCCTGATTGCTCCGGGCGTCTGGAATGGTGGCCCGATTGGCCAGATTGAATCCGGTGACACGCTGACCAAGGGTTACTACGTCCACGCCGACGCGGTAGCCAACCAGGCACAATCTGACAGGGAAGCGCGTAAGTCGCCGGTGATTCAGGCGGCCATTAAACTGGCAGGGGCGATTCACTATGCCGACGTGCAGATTAACGTGGTGCGATAAGGAGCGACCATGAGCGGAACCTATAGTTTTATTGACGTCTCTGCATCCCTGACGGGCCCGACCGGTAGTATCGACCTGGGCTATGGCTCGGCGAACTCCGAAGAGGGGATCACCGTAGTCATGGCAGAGGCGAAAAACACCATGACCGTTGGCGCTGACGGGGAAGTGATGCACAGCCTTCACGCCGGTAAGAGCGGCACAATCACGGTAACGCTGCTTAAGATCTCCCCGGTCAACAAAAAGCTGTCTCTGATGTACAACGCACAGAGCCAGTCTTCAGCCACCTGGGGTAACAACGTCATCGTTGTGCGAAACAAGGTCTCTGGCGACATCTCTACAGCGCGTTCATGTGCCTTCCAGAAACAGCCGGATCACGCCAACGCAAAGGTTGGCAACACAGTGTCGTGGGTTTTTGACTGCGGCAAGATTGACCAGCTGCTGGGGGAGTTTTAACAGATGGAATTTGAAATCAAAGGCGTTAATTATCGCACCGCCAAACTCGACGTATTCCAGCAACTGAAGGTCAGCCGTAAGCTGCTGCCGGTGCTGGCTGGGCTCGTCAGCGAATTTTCCACGCTGAAAGCTCAGGCCGCTGCGGGTAACTCTGGTGCAGTGCTGGAAAGCATACTGCCGAAAATTGCTGACACGCTGGCAGCGCTGCCGGACGAGGACGTTAACGCGGTGATTCATCCGTGCCTGAGCGTCGTTTCCCGCCAGCACGAAAAGGGCTGGGCGAAGGTGTTCGATCAGGGCGTACTGATGTTCGACGATACGGACCTGTTTACCATGCTGCAGCTGGTGGCGCGGGTGGTCGCCGATAGTCTGGGAAATTTTTTGAAAGAACTCCCCGTCAGCGAGACGCCCACCCCGCCAGCGGTCTGACGCTGGAAACCCTGCCGGAAGGCGAAAGCTTCCTGATGCGCCCGGTGGATGCCGGGTACATCAAATACACCGCACTTAAAGACGGCTCGGTCGACCTGGCCGATGTTGCCCGCATGAATGACTGGCTTGACCTTAAAGCCGATAACGAATACCGCATAGCGAAATGGAGAGAGGACAATGAACGCTGAAACGCTCAAGGACTTTCTGATCTCGCTTGGGTTTAACGTTGACGAGGCCGGTGCTAAAAAGTTCGATGCTGTAGTGGCGGGTACGACGCTGAAAGCGATTGAGCTGGGCGTCAAGGTCGAAGCGGCAGCGCTTTCTGTTGTCGCGTTCACCGCGAAAATCGCCAGCAGCCTCGATAACCTTTATTGGGCCTCTCAGCGCACCGGGGCGACGGTAGAGGGCATCAAGCAAATCGGGTATGCAGTTAGCCAGGTAGGCGGCAGCGTGGACGCCGCCCGCGGCTCTCTGGAAAACCTGTCACGGTTCGTGCGTAATAATCCCGGCGCCGAAGGCTTCCTTAACCGCCTGAGTGTGCAGACCCGCGATGCTAAAGGCAATATGCGGGACATGGCGACGATCTTTACCGGCGTCGGCCAGCGCCTCAGCAGCATGCCTTACTACCGTGCAAACCAGTACGCGCAAATGCTGGGTATTGATGAAAATACCCTGATGGCTATGCGTCGCGGTATCGGCGAGTACATGGGGCAGTACAACGCCATGAAAAAGGCCATCGGGTTTAATCCCGAACAGGCCGCTGCTGCATCGAACCGATTTATGACTTCGCTTCGGTCCCTTGGTGAAATGGCCGGCATGGCCAGGGACAAAATCGGCTCCAGCCTGGCTGATGGCTTGACCGGGTCACTGGATCGACTGCGTCGCCAGATTCTGGATAACTTCCCGAAAATCGAAGGCGCAATCACTGCGACGGTTAAGGGTATTCTCTGGGCTGGCGAGATGGTGGGGCGGGTAATTTACCGCCTTATTCAGTTGGGCCAGAGTATCAGCAGCTGGTGGGATTCTCTCGATAAACAGTCGCAGGAGCTGATAGAGCTGCTGGGTGCGCTGACTGCCGCGTGGTGGCTGCTTAACCGCGCAATGCTGGCGTCGCCGATTACGTGGGTTCTCGGTCTTGCGGCCGCGATAGCGTTGCTTTGGGAGGATTACCAAACCTGGAAGGAAGGCGGTAAAAGCCTCATCGACTGGGGGAAATGGAAGCCTGAAGTTGATGCAGCAGTGAAGTTGGTAGGTGACCTGAAGAAAACGGTCACTGATCTGGGAATAGCGCTGGCGAAGCTGCTGAATATCGATCCTAAATCGTGGTCTCTGAAATGGGACTTCAGCAACTTTATTACCCAGATGGGCGAATTCAGCAAAATGCTGAGCCTGATTGGCGACCTGCTGAATGCCATCAAAGACGGCCGCTGGTCGGATGCCGCCAGCATCGGTAAAGCGCTACTGAAACAGGGGAGCGATCAGCCTGATGTTCTGCCTGGGGTAACCAGTAGCGCCGTTAACGCTCGGGGTAAGGTCCTTGGTTTCTGGGAAGAGGTTAAAACCCGCTTCAGTGATGGCGGCTGGTATGAGCATAACCAGAAAACTCTTGCCGATCGGAACAACAATCCGGGGAATATTCGACCTGTAGGCGGCGGAGGGTTCCGTAACTTTGGATCTGCGCTCGAAGGCTGGGCGGCAATGAAAAACCAGCTGATGCGCTACTTTACCGGTAAAACTACCGGCCGACGCCTGCAAACCATCATGGATATCGTCAGCACCTGGGCGCCCGCGGGCGACAATAACGACCCGCAGCAGTATGCCCGACAGGTCGCCGGGTGGATGGGGGTATCGCCTACGGCAGCGCTTAACCTGTCCGACCCGAATACGATGGGGGCTCTGATGCAGTCTATGGCCCGCAAGGAGGGCTATTCGAACTGGAATAGCCCACTGGCTCATCAGGCTGCTGGTGCGCAAGTTCAACAGCAGAACACCTATAACATCTATGGCGCAAACGCTCAGGAGGTCGGCCAGGAAGTCGGGCGGCGTCAACTTGAAGCAAACGCCAGGGTATTGCGGGTTAACCAAAGTGGGGCCGGCTGATGGATATTCTCTCAACGCTATTTCAGCAGCAGAGTCGGCGGATCGGGCTGATAGTTCCCAGTGTCGTCATTTCTGAAAAGCACAATGACACGCTGGAAATTACCGAACACCCTGTAGAGGTCGGTGCTGCAATTTCTGATCATGCCTACCGCCGGCCGTCTGAAGTGGTTATGCAGGTCGGTTTTGCCGGCGGTGGGTCACTGCTCGATTTCCTCGACACCACCTCTATCGGGTTGAGCGCAGGGCTTAGCCCGAAAGAAACGTATCAGGAGCTGTTGGACCTGCAAAGCAGCAGGGTTCCCTTTGATGTGGTTACTGGCAAGCGACTGTATACCAACATGCTGATCCGTGCGCTGGAAGTCACTACCGACAGAACGTCAGAAAATGTTCTTTCAGCAGTGCTGACACTTCGCGAGGTCATAGTCACCAGCACGACTACAACGCAGGTAGCGGCAAAGGCCGACATGAAACTGGGGGCTGATACCTCAGCGGTTCAGAACTCAGGGGTAAAAACGCCAACGCCCAAAAACGAATCACTTTTGAGTCGACTGGCTGGCTTTGCTTCCGGAGGGTAAATGGCCGTATCAGAAATCCCGCTCTCACCTGAAAACCAGGTGTTTTCTATATCACTGGCGGGTCAGAGTTTTCAGATGGCGATAACCTGGCGGGCGGCGTTCTGGTGCCTGGATATTATGGACAGCACCGGCGCCGACCTGATTAAGGGTATGCCGCTAATCACCGGCGCCGACCTGCTGGCGCAGTATCGCTATCTCGGCCTGGGGTTTTCGCTATATGTCGGCTGTGATAACCCGGCAAATGACAACCCCACCGAAAGCGACCTTGGAATTAACAGCCACCTTTACGCGGTAACGGAGTAATCATGTCTCAAAACTGGATGCGGCATTTCGAGTTGCAGCTTGTTGACTCGAAAGGCAATGTCACCGACTTCGGTAGTTTCAAAGTCACGTTTACCATTGACTGGTTTAACCTCAGTAGCGAAACCCGCGTAGGCACCTTCAAGGTTTATAACCTCGCCGCGGATACCGTTAACCGTATCGTCGGCGATGAATTTACCCGCATCAGGGTGATCGCCGGCTACGACGGGATAGCGGCCGATGTTTCGGAAAGTCAGGTTGGTGTAGCAAGGACGGTTAACCCTAATGAGATAGGGCAGATGGACGGCCGAAATTATGGGCTTATCTTTGATGGCGAGATCCGCTACACCATCACAGGAAAAGACAACCCCATCGACAGCTTTGTGCTTATCCAGGCTGCTGATTCTGACCGCGCATTTGCCACCTCTATTACGGCCCAGACACTGGCGGCCGGGTATACGGTTGCCGACGTCAATGCGGCGCTGATGAAGGACTTCAACGCCAAAGGAGCGAAGGAAGGGAATACGCCAGCCATGCCGGCTACGGTCTTCCCGCGCGGTCGGGTTCTGTTTGGCATGACGCGTCACCTCATGGATAACGTAGCCGATCAGTGCCAGGCTGACTGGATGTTTGTTGATGGCAAGCGGGAGATGGTGGCGAAAAACGAAGTGGTTCACGATGCTATTCAACTGAACAGCGCCACCGGTTTGATCGGCATGCCGCAGCAGACCATCGGTAGCGGTGTCAACGTTCGTTGCCTGATTAACCCTAACATTCGCGTCAATGGGCTGATCGAGCTGAATCAAGCTTCTGTGTTCCGTACCGTGCTGGGGAATAACGATATCGCCATGACGCAAGGGCGTATCACTGACCAGAACAACAACGGAAACATCACCATTGAAGGAACGACCGCACAGCCTGCCAGTATTGCGACTGACGGCGTTTATATTGTGCGTGGCATTATGTACACTGGCGACACAAGGGGCCAGGCGTGGTACATGGATATGATGTGTGAAGCGCGTGGCGCGATGGATCTTGTTTCCTCATCGGCGAGGGAAAGAGGGCTTTAATGAAAATTTTCTGTTTGGCGTTGTTCTCGGTGACTTCAACCCCAGTAATGGCTGCAATTCAGTGTGGAAATTATGTGATGACAGGTGATGGAATGACCGTTATCAACGGAGAAACAGTCACATCTCAGAAAATAAAGTTTTTGGGTAAGAGTGGCGACTACGCGAACATGAAAATGGACATGGGCCTTATGCCTGCGCGTGATGGCAACAACTATGGCTTTGAGTTTGTAAAGCGCGACGGAAAGGCATTCCTCAACGTCCAGCTACTGCAAAACAGCATGGATGCCCCGAAGATCATAGGTTCCTTCCCCTGCAAAAAGGTCTCTGGCTAAGCTATAAGGCCGCCTTGGTATGGCGCTCCAAAGGTTAGATCCTGTATATTCCAGATGATTCTAATTGTTAATTCTGGGGTAACTGTAAATGGAAGCGCTGTATCCAATATTGATAGTCTTAGGAGTGGGGGCTGCTATAGGTGCTTATATAACTTATAGGTATTTGATAAGCAAACATAAAAAGGTTGTTGAGTATCTTGAGCTAAGGAATCAAAAATCACTGGCGGCTGAAATTGAAGAAAAAGAAGAAGTAATTGAAAAGTATAAGAATAAAGATATTGCTCGTGAAGTTGAGCATAACAATCTGAAAAACGAGCTCAGGCAGATTATCGAGATAAATAGGATAAAAAGTAAGGAAATCCTCGGTAAGGCTGTCGATTTTGCGTTTGATTTTGAAACCATATTCCGTGAACAGCACCACTCAGCACAAGAAGAGATACAGAAGGTTCTTGATGATACCTACCGATACAAACGTAAGACCCTTCTCGCTTCTGTCACTCTGAGAAACTTCGAGAAAAAACTCGAAGATATCAGAAGAGAAAAAGCAATTTACCAGACGTTAATTGCTAAATATGATTTCTTCCAACTACGCGACCATTCTGACTGGAAGGTGGTAGAAAAAGAATTTAGGGATAAGGTCCTGGAACTGCAGGCTGCACAGGATGAGCGTGACGCCCAGAATGAAATTAAACGTCAAATGCGAGAGGAAAGGCAGCGTGCTGAAGAGTTGGAAAGGCAGCAACAAGAAGCTGAAGCCAAAGAGCAAGAGCTTGAAGCACGGCGCAAAGCAGTAGAAGAAGCGCTATTGGCTGCTGATGAAGAACACCGCCAGGAACTAGAAGAAACCCGCCGTCAGTTGGAGCAAGAGATTGAGGACGTTCACAAGCAGTATGAGCGAGCGAAATCAATGGCTCAGATGACTAAACAGGGCCATGTTTATATCATTTCAAATATCGGTTCATTTGGTGAAAATGTATTCAAAATAGGCATGACGCGCCGCCTTGAGCCACTCGACCGAGTAAGTGAGCTAAGCGGAGCAAGCGTGCCATTCGAATTCGATGTGCACGCAATGATTAGCTGTGACGATGCGCCAGCCCTTGAGTATGCATTGCATAACAAACTAAGCAGTGAGCGAATGAATAAGGTTAACCTTCGCAAAGAGTTCTTTAAAACGGACTTAAACAAAATAATTCAGTGCGTTGAGGAGCATCACGGTAAAGTTGAATACGTTGCAGATCCCGCTGCATTGCAATACTACCGCTCTCTTGAGATAGCAGAAGAAGCCCAAAATAATAAAGAACTATTAGTTGCGTCTTAGATTTTACTAATACATAAAACAGACCCGCTTCGGCGGGTTTTTTAATGCCCGGAGTAAAGTAATGGCGATATCCGATAAAACCCGAAGTGGCGCGCTGGCGGAGGTACTGGCGTCTGAGCGAAAGGTGCTCAGCGAGCAAATGCGTGTTGCAATGCCCGGTATCATCCAGTCTTTCGATCCTGATGCTGTGACGGCTCTTGTTCAGCCGGCGATCCGCTACATCGAGCGTGACAACGACGGCAATACGTCAACGCAGGATTACCCGCTGCTGGTGGATGTTCCTGTCGTATTCCCTCGCGGTGGTGGCTGCACGCTGACATTTCCCGTTAAAGAAGGCGACGAATGCCTGGTTATCTTTGCCGACCGCTGCATTGATTTCTGGTGGCAGAGCGGCGGCATACAGGAGCCGGTAGACGGGCGTATGCATGATTTGTCTGATGCGTTCTGTATCGTGGGCCCGCAGTCGCAGGCGAAGAAAATCAGCGGTATCAGCACCACGGCCGCGCAGCTGCGTACCGACGACGGCGCCGCATTCATTGAACTGGCCGCCGGCGGCGCAGTGACCATCACCAGCCCACAGATAACCATCAACGGACCCCTGCAGGTCAATGGCGAAATCACATCAACCGGCGATCAGGTCGCTGGTGGCATCAGCCAGATCGGTCATACCCACGGCGGCGTTGAGCCTGGCGGTGGTAGCACAGGGGTACCGCAATGAGATATCGACGAGAGGATGATGACGGTGATTACACATTCGGCCAGGGCGATGATACCTGGCTGGTGAACTCTCCGGAGGTCGTCGCGCAGGCCATAAAAACGCGATTCCTGCTCTGGTACGGTCAGTGGTTCCTCGACACAACTGAGGGAACGCCCTGGATTCAGTCAGTCCTCGGCAAACAACGACCGGATACCTATAACCTGGCTATCCGCCGGCGCATCCTGGAAACGCAGGGCGTTAGCGGCATCACCGAATTTAACACCGAAGTTGATGGCCGTACGCGGCGTGTAACGTTCACAGCAACGGTGGAAACCATCTACGGGACAACCACAGTAACCTCGGAGGCGTAATGTCTTTGGACCTCGACACACTCGGCTTATCGGCAACGGTAACCGCTGAGGGGATAAGTGCGCCCGATTATCAAACGGTACTGGATACCATAACGGGATATTTTCAGCAGATTTACGGCAGTGATTCCTATCTCGACCCCGACAGCAAAGACGGACAGATGGTGGCGCTGGTGGCTCTGGCCATTCACGATGCCAATAACACCGCCATAACAGTTTACCGCTCTTTTTCCCCGTCAACGGCACTGAATGACGCACTGACGAGCAACGTTAAAATTAACGGTATATCTCGCCGGGCTGCGACAAATTCTACAGTCGATGAATTGCTGGTGGGCGAGCCAGGAACGATCATCACAAACGGTTCTGTTAAAGATACTAACGGTATCATCTGGAACTTTCCTGCACAGGTAGTGATCGGTATTGATGGGACGGCGATTGCTACAGCTACGTGTACCACTCCGGGAGCGGTTGCTGCGTTGGCTGGTTCAGTTAATAAAATTAATACCCCGACACGAGGATGGGTGTCAGCGACTAACCCGCTAGCGGCCACTGTGGGTGTCGCTGCTGAAACTAATGCTGAACTACGTGTGCGACAATCTCAGAGCGTTGCGTTGCCGTCTGTCACGCCATTTGAAGCTGTTGACGGAGCGATAGCAAATATTGAGGGCGTAACGCGTCACAAGCTGTATGAGAACGATCAGGACACACCTGATGCTAATGGCCTCCCTCCACACTCGATAGCCGCCATTGTCGAAGGAGGTGACGCAACAGTCATTGCTAACACTCTTCGCGGAGTTAAAGGTCAGGGTTCCACACCATTTGGTAGTACGGTAATTATCGTTCCAGATAAGTACGGGAGCCCTCACCCTGTCGGATTCTCACGACCAGTTGATGTTCCTGTTTTTGTGAAAATTACCATCAGTCCACTGACGGGATACACCTCGCAGGTAGGGGACGAGATAAAAGCAGCCGTGGCTGCGTATATCAACTCGCTGGCCATTGGCGCCAGTGTCCTGCTGAGCCGCATTTACTCTCCGGCAAACCTGGGCGTAGTTAGCGGCGGAAATTCCAGATATTACGACATTACCGAATTGCTGATTGGTACCTCTTCGGCAGGAGTGGCAGCGACCAATATCGTAATAGATTTCGATCACTCCGCATCCTGCAGGGTTGCGGACATTAATCTGGAAGTGTCTGTATGAGTAAATACACTGACAGGATAACGAACTATCACGCAGGGAAACCTAAGTTTTTTGCACACATCGACCTCTCAACGCGACCGCTAATCGACGTTTCAGCTGCAATGACAAGCATGATTCATGATTTTGACATTGATACCGCCATCGGCCAGCAGCTGGATATTTTGGGTGAATGGATAGGCCGCAAGCGCAGGGTCAGGACGCCTATCTCTGGCGTGTATTTCTCGTGGGATACAGAAAAACTTGGCTGGGACCAGGGCGTCTGGCAGGGACCTTTCGATCCTGATGATGGGTTTCTTGACCTGAGTGACGAAGTTTATCGACTGGTGCTAAAAGTCAAAATTGCTATTAATAACTGGAACGGGCAGAACGACACATTGCCTAAGATTCTCGACAATGCCCTGACAGGATCGGGTATTCGTATGGCAATTGTCGATAATCAGGATATGTCCATTTCTATATGGATACTTCCTGACCCTACGGTTGTTATCAGTGAAATTGACAGGATGATTCTCGATAGCGCAGTTAATAAGGGGCCATTCATCGCATTACCTCCCGGTTACATTCCATCTCGCTATGACCTGAATCCCATCGATCAGGTTAATGCTGAACTATGGTGGGCTATCCAAAACGGATATATGACAGTTAAAGCTGCGGGTGTAAAAGTGAGAGAAATACAGATTCCGTCAAATGGTGGCTATTCTTTTTTTGGTTTTGATGTAGATAACGAATATATATCCGGATTTGACTCTGGAAACTGGGGAGAAGATTTATAATGCCTACCAATGATTTTAAAGCTTTTGCAACTGGAAACAGCGCAAACGTAATTTCTCAGGCTGATTATTTAGCCCTTGCTGCGTTAGTTAGCGGATTTTCATCTGGTAAGGCTTCTTCAGCACAGGTGAATAAAGCTCTCAGGCAGGCTACGGTAATGGCTAACGTCCTTGCTCAATTTATCGCAGACTCAGCAAATGTAGATGTGCTGGATAACGGTAATACAGCAGCAATTCTTTCTAACCTTAAAAATAGTATGCCAGGTCGCTGGATTGGCCCCTATATTTCCAGACACTTTTTATCGCTTTACCCATTACTGGTTCGCCGCCGCAGATATTCCCGTGGCGAACGATATCCCAGTGCACTGTGCGGATGCCATTCGTTGTAATGTTCGAAGGCCTCCGCAAGGTTCTTTGCCGCTGTTAACCCGTCAGGTTTTGGCATGATGCTGATGTAGTCGCGCTTCATCGTTTTCACGAAGCTCTCCGCCATTCCGTTGCTTTCTGGACTACGTACCGCCGTATGTTTTGGCTCCAGTCCTACCATTCTGGCGAACTGACGCGTCTGATGAGAACGGTAGGCTGAACCGTTGTCTGTCAGCCACTCAACGGGGGATGTCGGCAGCCTGTTACCGAAGCGACGCTCTACTGCACCCAGCATGACGTCCTGCACGGTTTCACTGTCATATCCACCGGTACTTGCCGCCCAGTGAAGTGCCTCGCGATCGCAACAGTCCAGTGCGAACGTGACCCGCAGTTTTTCACCGTTATCACAGCTGAACTCGAAGCCGTCGGAGCACCACCGCTGGTTACTTTCTCCAACGGCCACTTTCCCTCTATGCGCCCGCTTCGAGGGCGGTATTGCCGGTTTACGCTCAAGCAGCAGCGCATTCTGACGCATGATGCGGTATACGCGTTTGGCATTGATCACCGCCATGTCGTCAGTTTCTGATTGTCTGCGCAGCAGTGCCCATACACGACGATAACCATAGGTGGGCAGATCGTCGATAACGGTATGGATACGAGCCAGCGCTTCAGTATCATCAGGCTTGCGCTTGCACCGACGATCCTGCCAGCCCTTCGACCGACGGGCCATGGCATGCAGTTGCGCACGTGAGACCCGGAGGCAACGACTGACAAGGCTTATTCGCCATCCTCCGGCAACAAGGGCACGTGCGCTATCCACTTTTTTTGTCGGCCATATTCAACGGCTTCTTTCAGCAGCTCGTTTTCCATGGTTTTTTTGCCCAGCAGGCGCTGTAACTCTTTAATTTGCTTCATTGCAGATGCCAGCTCCGACGCGGGTACAACCTGTTCACCCGCGGCAACCGCAGTGAGACTGCCTTCCTGATATTGCTTACGCCACAGGAACAGCTGACTGGCAGCAACGCCATGCTGACGGGCGACCAGCGACACGGTCATTCCGGGCTCAAAGCTCTGCTGAACAATGGCGATTTTTTCCTGAACGCTGCGCCGTCTGCGCTTCTCTGGACCTAGAACATCAATCATTCGGACTCCAACGACTAGTCTAAAACTAGTATTAAGACTATCACTAATTTAAGTGATACCAACTGTCTGGAGATTCATGGGGCCAGTCTAGTCGCCTTCTGGGTGTGCAAGTTGTTACCAGTAGCGCGCTAATTACTAAATCAGCCGGTGCAAAAAGATGGCGCATCAGAGCTCTGGGAGCGGGGGCTGGAAGTTCTGCTGCTCCGGCTACCGCCGCTGGGCAGGTTTCGATAAGTAATGGCGGCGGGGCTGGCGCATATGCTGAGGGCATCTACGATGTATCCGCATTATCATCGGTCACGGTGACGATTGGCAGCGGTGGCGTGGGTGGCACAGCAATTTCACCAAACGGAGGGGATGGTGGGACAACATCCGTAGGTACTCTTATCTCAGCACCTGGAGGCAAGGCTGGATTGCCAGCAGGACCGGCCAACCCTCCATTCCAGCCTGTGGCAAATACAAACTCAAATAGCCCCACAGGGTGGAATATTATAGGTACTTCTGGATCTGGTTCTGAGGCAGCTGTGGCTGTATCCACCAGTTACGCCGCAGGATCTCGAGGTGCAAATAGCCAGTTAGGGGTTGGTGGTTCTGTTCCGGCGATTAATACGCCTGCAAATACCGGTGGCGGTTATGGCTCTGGTGCATCTGGCTGTTCTAATGGTGAATCCCAACCTTTAAATCCCGGCTCATCAGGCCGCGACGGGGTTGTTATTATTGAGGAGTATGCATAATGGATAATAATGCATGGGCAGTCATTGATAGTGATGGCATTGTCGTAAATATTATTGTATGGAATGGGGCGAAGGAATGGCTGCCGCCAGAGGGGATGACCGTTATTAATTGTGGTGATAAGCCATTTAGCATAGGAGGCTCATATAAAAATGGCATTTTCACGCCTCCAGCATTAAGTCAATAATTTATTATACTCCACCTTTGGTGAAACTATGACTCAATATAATACGGGTAATGCTGTCCCATCATCAGACATGCCTGATGCATGGGATAATAACGCGACAATTGATATTTTTGTTAACTCACCCGATTTTAGTGTAACAACGAGAACCGGAATTGAGCGCGACACTATGGCTGGTATAGAGCAAAAGTCTGCCGATCAGCGCGAGCAAATAGCAGCAGATGGTGCTGCTGTTGTAGAGGCAACACGGCAGAACCTGATCCCCCTCAGTCGTCAGTATATGACTCTGTCAGCCGCTCAGGCTGATATTGTAAATATCCCGGATGGATCGACGACCTATGTTCGCAGCGCTGATGACAGCGCGCTTGCTATTGAGGTCATAAATACTGCCGGGACACTGGTGCCGACCGGCAGGGTAATGCCGTCACAGGAAGCCATAAACGCAGTTTTAAATTTCATCAATCAATTTGTTGTGAGTGGTGACGTCAGTGATAACTATTTTCCGTTTTTCACTGATGGTGCTGATAATGTTCCTGTCTGGTGGGATGATGGTTTCGCGGTATCACGAATTTCATTAGCTCTCTATCAGATGATTTATGATGACGTTCATTCTCGGCTGGGTGATGCACTTAATTCTCAGATAGATGATGTATCAAACGCTTTCTTTCCTCTGTTTATTGATACCAATAATAACGTTCCGGTTTGGTGGGATAGTGGATTCGATGTATCTATTCTTTCCGAGAGTTTTAAAACAAAAATATGGAACTATATTAACTCCATTATTTCACCCGCCCTTAATAAAGCGGTCCCGCTTGTATCGGCGGGATTCGTTCCGGGCATGACTGATGGTGCTGATAACGTACTGTTCTGGTTTCAGGATGGAAAATTTGATGCTGGCGGGGTCGGCCCAAATATCAGCGCGTCACTGGCCAGCGCATACCAGCGCCGCATGTATACCGCCTATTACAACATGCCTTTGCATACCGACAGTCGCACGCTGTGGCGCTGGAAAGCGAAGAAAGCGCAGCTTAAGGCGGGTCTGGCTGTCCGCCCGCACTTCATGCTGACCGGCGACAGCTGGACGCAAAATAACGAACTGGCAACCGCTATTGCGGGACTACTGCACACTGATTACGGAGATGCCGGTCTCGGCTGGCGCACCGCAAACTATGGTGCTGCGCGGGACGGTTCGAACGTATACCGCTCTGCGGGATGGGATTTATATGATGCCACTCCAACAAGCGGAGCACCACTTTATGGATGCGGTATTGACGGCCAGTCAATTAATACCACGACAAACACTGCCTATTTCAACGTGACGAACGTTCGCTGCACGGATTGCAGTATTTACTACCAGGACCTTAACGGAAAATTCCAGTACGGATACGATGTGGGCGGTGTCACGCAGTGGACTGAGGTTGTCTGTGGGAATACCGGCACTACTAAATCTGTTTTGCTGACGGGACTGACGGATGATGTTAGGACGATTTACGTCAAAACTGACGGTAACGCTGGGCGTGTGGCCATCCACGGTTTTTATCTCTGGCGTAGCGGTGTTGCTGGTTGTGTGATGAGCAAAGCCGGAAACTCTGGGATTCTGGCGGATCAGTTCCTGCTGTTCTCCGACAAAATCGCGGAGTACCTGAGCACAATGCAGCCAGACGTTATTTGCATCGTCCTTGGTAACAACGACTACCGCATTTCAACCGGAACCCAGACATTTCGCACTGCGCTGCAAACCTATATGGCCGCCTGTCGCGCTGTACTGCCTGACGTGGGTTTCATCCTCATGGCTCCACCGAGAACCAACGGCACCGCGGTAACACCGCTCGTTGATTTCCGTGACGTAATGTACGACCTCTCTCAGACGCTGAACTGTGAGTTTTTCAGTATTTATGACCTGTTCGACACCTGGACGGAAATGAACGGGCTTGGCTGCTTCATTGATAACCTGCACCCGAGCACCGTTGGCGGAAACATGATCGCTTCATCCCTTAATAACGCGCTGATTAAAGGCTAAAAAATATGAGCACAATTTATATTCCAAAACTGGGCGACATTGTTATTCCAGGAAGCCACCCCAAAAAGGGGCATTTTATGCTGCCCGATTTGCCTGTCACTACCGGACTGAAGGGTATGCATGTCCAGGGCGGCAATGCCGCGCTGAGCATCAGGAATCTGGCTGACAGCGCCACTCCGCTGACCATGGTAGGCACACCGACAATTTCCCCGACCTTTGGCGCTGTGTGTAATTTCAGTAACTGTTTCGATACAGGCAGGGTGTCTACCAGGAACCAGACCCATATCGTGATCTGTAAGCCGGTAAAACCGACGGCGGCCACCGAGCAGCAACAGGCGTTCATGATGGGGAACTACAATTACTCGGGCTCACCGATCGTCTACCGGGGGGATGGCCTTGCTTTCATGTTTTCGTCGCAGAGTTTGTATGGTGCCTTTGTTGAAGACAACAATGCCACCCCGACTAACATGATTAATAATTTCACGACCAATTATGACGTGACGAAATGGGCGGCCTTTGTGTCACTGATTGACGGCGATAATAACATTGCCAGAATCGGTGGGCGGCAGGGAGGTGCGCTTGCATGGCAAGGTTCACGTACGCTAACCAACAGGACTGCATACACTGGCAGAACCATCAGGATAGGGTCGCATCATGCTGGTGCAGCGTATCCAGCCGGAGCGGATATCACTATGGGCATGGAGCTGATTTTTGAAGCAGCACTAACCCAGGCCGAAGTAGCATCTGTTATCGACAGCATCAGTGCGTATCTTAATGCGGCATGGGGCATTAACGATTTGGGTTAATACAGTGATTGTAGAAACTTGCAGCTGCCATGAAAATTGATAGCCGCAACCTCTCTTGATCTTCCCTTTAAACAAAATTACTGTATGCATAAACAGTATTTATGGGAGGGAAGATCATGCTTCGACAATCAGATATCAACCAGGCATTTCGGGAGGCAATTCTTCGTAACTCGAAAGGCTATCAGTATCTATACACGCGAGACTTCATCTCTTCTTTGATGCTGCGGGGCATTCACTTCTCAGAGTCAGAAGCTAACTGCTGGATTGAGCGTTATCAGAGTTGCTTCGCTGACAAAACTCCAGAGCACACAGAAAACCGGTTGTGGATTCTCCGCAACATGGGGAGGGTTATGTAATGACTGCCAGCTATTTTCCTTCACCGGCCGCCGACTACGTTGAGCAGAGACTGACTGTAACGGCTGCGTGCAACATTGGCGCGAACTCTCAGATTATAGAGACTGATCGCGGCTTCGTTGTTCTGGACGTATCGTTAAAAGTGACACAGGGAAGTGTTGTGCTTATCCGTTGTGCGGGCGAACTGCAGTTTGCAAAGCTGATGGGGCAGTCGTTCATCACAGTGGAAGGAGAGAGCATCGAAGGTGAGGCGCTGGAAGACGTGGAAGTACTCGGAGTCGCAACGCACGTGATCAACGATATGAGGCAGGATGATAGTCCTGTTTGATGGGCCCCACCAGACAGTCGCACGTCGAGTCTGTCTGAGTGAGGGGCTGGCGCTTTACTTAATACCTTTATTTTTCTGTAATTTGTCAAATTTATCGTGAAGCGTTTTCGGAAATAGCTCAGTGTAGACCTGCCACAAGATATTCAGCGACCGATGGCCGGTGACCTGCGCTACCTCCTCAATGCTGAACCCCGCCTCAAACAGCCGACTCGCCCCCTCGCGGCGTAGGTCGTGATATCTCAAATCCTCAATCCCCAGCTCATCGCGAACGCGCCGATACATAGCAGTTATGCTTTTCGGGTTGAAAGGAAACACCCGATCGTCAATATGAGGCTGCATCTTCAGTATTCGCCATGCATCCCCAAGTAAGGGGACTGACATGTGGTTTCCTGATTTTTTCCTGGGATCTTTGCGGTCTCTTACAATAACGGAATGTTGCTCCTCATCTACATCACTCCATTGAATACGGCAAACTTCACCTATACGCATGCACGTCAGGATTGAAAACATAAAAATCTGATGAAGCGGGGCGCCGGTGTAGGCGGTTTCCGCTTTTATTTTTAGTACGTTATATAACTTTTCAACTTCTGATGATTCAGGCCGCCGACTTCGTCTCTGTGAAGGTGAAGCGAGCCCCATATTTCTTATCCATACCTTTGCATCAACCAGTTCATTCAAGTCAGTCGTGACACCAAATAACGGACGCGCAGACTGTAAAACGACACTTAGATAGGATACATCCTGAGAAATGGTGGAGGGGGACAGGCCCTGCATTTTCCGCATCTGGCAGTGCTCGATAATGTCTTTAGACTTTAAATCGGATATTTTCAACTCCGCGATCGGGGAGCGGGATAGAACGCGAAGGGAACTTTTCTTTGATGAGCCGATTTTTATGTTTGGATGATTCTCATATCTGGACAGCAGGTCGCCAACAGTGATGATTGTCTTATCGAGGTGCTGCCCGGACTCTCCGGGGGTGCCATGTTCCTCGATGTGCGCAACACGTTTGGCGCCCCATGATTTAGCCAGGGTATTTTTCGAGAAGGTTTGATTTTCTCGATACACATACTTTCCGTTTTTCTTAACCGCTACTGTACAACGATAGCGGGCCGTGCCGTCACTACGCAGTCTTTTCTCTATGGTGAAGAAGGCCAT